ATATGCACCTATAACTTTTTCAGGTTGCCAAAAAGATTCTTTAACTTTTACAATTATGTGTTTTGCTTTATCATCATATTCATCTACTTCTCGTTTTTTAAACAAACCAGAAATTCTAGACCTAGCATCCAATTCTGTGCTGAAGACTTTAAATCTTAAATTTTGAGCTTGTTTGTCCTCTCTGTGAGAATCTGATTGTTTAACCGAAAATAATGGATATTTTATTGATTTTGATAACATGCAAAAATATTTATTTTAGGCATAGTGAGAATAATAAAAACTTCATTAACATTTAACATTACTTTCACGCTTGACAAAATTACAATATTAAGATATAATCCATTATAAATAATAGTAGAAGTCGCCATTATGGGGCTTCTACTATAACTTGCTTAATAAAAGGAGGAAAATATGACGATATTTAATTCGTTACACCCATATACTATTGGTTATGATGATGTATTCAAACACTTTGAAACATTGTTAGAACATCAACAACCAAATTATCCACCATACAACATAGTCAAGACAGGTGATTATACACATTGTGTTGAAGTTGCATTGGCTGGTTATTCTAAGGCAGAAGTTGAGGTAGTTGTTGAAGAAAACACTTTAACAATCAAATCATCTGATTTACCTACAAAAGATAAACCTAAAGATAATGTGGTTCACAAAGGCATTGCTAAGAGAGCATTTAAAAGAGTGTTTACATTAGCAGAGGATGTAGTTGTCAATGACGCTACATTAAAAGATGGCCTTCTTAGAGTAGAGCTTGAAAGAGTAATACCCGAAGAAAAGAAACCAAGAGTAATTAAAATCAAGTAAGGAAAAAAGTATCGCCTGGACTTGACATTTCTTGTCCAGGCTGATATACTACTTGTATAAATAATAAAACGAGGTTCGGGTGAATCTCACATTCAAGCACTTAAAGGAGGTGTAATATGGCAAATTTAGCCAATAATGCTGATAAACTCAGCGTAGTAGCAGGCACTTTAGCAAACACGCTAAAAGGCGAAGTCAAAATAATTGACATCATAGAAACAATCAAAAACATTTCTAACTTCAAATCAGAAACATTAGAGAACATTGACTTAAACCCTAATTTATATAAGGATAATGTTTATGATGACATTAAAAGTGGTTATATTATGGCCATTTCTGATTTATGGGTAGATTTAACTTATCAGAGAACAATCAGAGTCCAAAAACTTATCAAATTGTTAAAAAGTATAGGTAAATTTGATGAATCGGTTGCAGGTCATGTTGATGTTGCAATTAGACCTGATGGTAGAGCATTTGTTTGGGATGGGTTTAGAAGAACAACAATGGCAGGTCTAGTTGATGGTGAAGCTATTAAAGTATCTAAATTTAAACATCCTAGAAATTCATCAAACAAAGAATGTAGAATAACAGAGGCTAAGATGTATAAAGTTAGAAACTCTGATTACGAAAAAATGAAACCAGAAGAAGTTTTTAAATCAAAAACTGTTTATGGCGATGAAGAGGCTCTAGAGATTTTAGATACCTTAAAAACAAGTAAACTTAATATATTAAACTTAGTACCAAATGGTAGAAGTTTAGGTGGGTTTCAACATTTTGAGGAAACTTGGAGAAAGGAAAATTTGAGAGATTATCTTCCTGACGCTTCTCAAATAATTCAAAAAGTTCAAAGATGGAAGAACGATAGTGTATCAGTAAACTTACTGTGTGGTTTAGCAGAGTTTTTACATATCAATGATGAATTATCACATCCATTATCTCAGATAGAAATATTAGAGTATTTTGAAAATAAAGACAACAGGCAAAATGATATTGCTAAAAATAGATTATCAGGTAAGTCTAGAGAATCTATAGCTTTCTATATTGGCAATAAGGTAGTAAAACTTAATGGTTCAACAAAAGAATTTAATCAATTAATTGATTTGGATTCAGAACAACAAGAAATGCTACAAAACTTTTAATTAAACTAGAAGCCGTCCTAGACTTGACATCTAGGATGGTTTCTGTATAATACATAATTGCGAGGGTAGTTTAATAGTAGAACATTTTACTTCCAGTAAAAAGGTGATAGTGCGATTCTGTCCCCCCGCTCCATATAATGAACAAGTGAGGTTAATATATAATGAAATTATCAAGTGATACAATTAACTTATTAAAAAACTTTTCTGATATCAATCCTAATATTTTAGTAAAAGAAGGTAATAAACTTTCTACGATATCAACAATGAAGAATATTTTGGCAGAGGCCGATATATCTGAAAGTTTTGACCAAGAGTTTGCAATATACGATTTACCTGAATTTCTAAGGTCAATTGATTTATTTGCAAAACCTAAATTAGAATTTAATGGTGGTTCTAATGTTATGATAGCAGATGAAAACTCAAAGCAAAAAATTAAATACTTTTTTGCTGATAAATCTGTAATTACAGCACCATCAAAATCAATAACAATGCCTGAATTATTTGTTTCTTTTACATTGAAAAAAGAAATGTTTGAAAAACTTATGAAAGGTGTTACCACACTAAATCTACCAGATGTATCGGTAGTTGGTGATGGTAAAAATATTACACTAAGGGCAGCCGACAGAAAAAATAATACTTCAAATACTTATTCAGTAGATGTTGGAGAATCAGATAAAAAGTTTGAAGCTCATTACAAAGCAGAAAACTTTAAATTGGTAACAGATGATTATGATGTTGATATATCAGCTCAAAAAATTAGTCATTTTACCAATCGTTCTAGACCAGTTCAATATTGGATTGCATTAGAACCAGATTCAACCTTTTAATGAATAAATTGAGGTTTATATTATGTCAGACTTTTTATGGGTTGAGAAATACCGACCTAAAAAAATTAAAGAATGTATTTTATCAGAAGACCTAAAAAAGACTTTTACTGAGTTTTTAAAACAAGGCGAAATACCAAACTTGTTGTTATCGGGCACCGCTGGTACAGGAAAGACCACGGTTGCTCGTGCCTTGTGTGAAGAATTAGGTACTGATTATATTATCATCAACGGTTCAGATGAAGGCCGTCAAATAGATACACTAAGAAACAAGATTAAAAATTTTGCTTCAACAGTATCATTATCAACAGAAAGTAAACACAAAGTCGTTATTCTAGATGAAGCAGATTATATGAACGCCGAATCTGTACAACCTGCTTTGAGAAACTTTATAGAAACTTTTGCTAATAATTGTAGATTTATATTTACTTGTAATTACAAAAACAAATTGATACCAGCATTACATAGTCGTTGTACTGTTATTGATTTTAGAATTGTAAATGGTCAAAGAGTGAAGACCGCTACAGCATTATTAAATAGATTATGCAAAGTATTAGAAACTGAAAAGGTTGATTATGATAAAAAGATACTAGCAGAATTAATACAAAAACATTATCCAGATTTTAGAAGAACCATCAATGAATTACAACGATATTCAGTTCGTGGTAAAATTGATAGTGGTATTCTTTTTAGTATTTCAGAAGTAAGTCATAAAGAGTTGATTGCTTGTCTGAAAGAAAAAAGATTTAATGATATGAGAAAATGGGTCGTACAAAACTTAGATAAAGAACCGTCATCTATATTTCGTAGTGTTTATGAAGTTCTTTATACAGCACTCACGCCAAACTCAATACCACAAGCGATATTAATTATTGCAGGCTATCAATACAAGTCAGCTTTTGTTGCTGACCAAGAAATCAATATGGTCGCTTGTTTAACTGAGATAATGGCAGGGTGTAAATTTAAGTAATGTACGAATTAAAAGATTATTTAAATGCAATAAATTTTACAAAAGAACCTTTACTGGATACAGATGATACTGATTGGGTAAAGAAATATCCACCTTTTGTAATCAATAAATGTTTGTCTATGCATTACGATACAATAGCACAGGCAAACGAAATGAATGGCTATCATTTCCTTGATAAGAAAGTTCAATTTCACTTTTACATAAATAGTATAAGGAAAAGACAGCGATTTGGTGGTAAGTGGCTATCACAAACTAAATTGAAAGACTTAGAATATGTGAAAGAATATTATGGCTACAACAATGACAAAGCAAGAGAGGCTTTATCCATACTATCCAAAGAGCAAATTGAATTAATCAAGTTATCTATTGATAAAGGTGGGAGAAAAAGGAAATGAATGATATAACATGGAATCCAGATAGTATGTTAGAAGTTACCATAAAACAACCAGATGATTTCTTAAAAATAAGAGAAACACTAACAAGAATAGGTGTAGCAAGTCGTAAAGATAAAACACTATATCAATCTTGTCATATCTTACACAAACAAGGAAAATATTTTATTGTACACTTTAAAGAGTTATTTGCTCTTGATGGTAAAAATGCAACACTATCTGAAAATGATATACAAAGAAGAAACACAATAGCGATTCTATTACAAGATTGGTCTTTGATAGATATTGTCAAGAAAGAAAGTGCTGAAAACAAGGCGCCATTAAGTCAAATTAAAGTATTACCTTTCAAAGAAAAAAACGAATGGAATCTATCTGCTAAATATAACATAGGCAAAAAAGCGGAAGATGAAAGTACCTAATTTTAAAGAATACTTAACAGAAGAAAAACACGATAAACCTAGATTGGTCATTATCACGGATGAACCTGAAAAGGCAAAAACATTTCATACAGCAGACCGATTACAAGAAGAAGCTAAAAAGTTAGGTTGGGATTATTATCTTTATAAACTAACTGGTGGTTATACTTCATATGAAAAAGGTATTCGTAGAGTTCACAATAAAGAAGATGATAAAGGTTTTATTGTAAATTCAGATACAATTGCTATATTCAGAGGTTCTGTTGTTAGAAAAGATAGTTGGATGGACTTAGTATCTCTATTTGAAAAACATCAAGTGTGTTGTATTAATAGTAGGGATTGCATAGAAATCTGTACAGATAAATTTAGAACGGCACTTAAATTAGCTGAGTTTGGTTTAAAACAACCAAAGCAATCTCTAGTTCACGATAAAGATGATGTTTTAAAATCTTTTGAAAAACTAGAAACTGATTTTCCTATTATACTTAAAACACTAAGAGGTTCAAAAGGTGTAGGTGTATTATTCATAGAATCAAAAATAGGTTTAGATTCAATTGTTCAATT